TCAGGCCTGTGCCTTTTTGAATGCCGCGGTGGTAGCGGCAGCAAGATCTTCCCTCTGACCGTCAAGCTCGTGCCGATACACTCCGGCAGTGTCCATGTTCTTGCTGTGACCGACCAGCATCTTCAGCTGGCTGTCGGTCAATACGCCTGATTCAATGCTGACGAAAGTGTGTCGCATCTCATACAGCGTGACCTGAGGCTCAATGCCATTGTCACGCTGGTACTTCTTCCAGCGCTTGAATAAAGCCCTCTGGTTCGGGATCTGGAACAAAGGGGTGGTATAGTTCAGCGGGATATCGGAAGCCTTCAGCAAGGCCACCTGCGCTTCGTAGGCCTCATGGGCTTCCTCGCCCATATCAAATGAGCGAATGGCGTTTTCGTTCTTGCCGGTGGTTTCCTCATCCAACCGGTTGATGCTGCGGCGCAGATTGACCGTGTTCCCTTTGACGTCACCATACCAGAGCCCCACAAGTTCACCGGGGCGTACACCTGTAGCAACTGCAAACCGGTAGGCATAGATATACTCGTCAAAGACCAGCTTGCCATAGTAAAGGCGGGTGTCCACATCAAACAGGACTTTCAAAGCGGTCGGCTGTAAAATCTTTTTCTTCCCCATGCGGGCATTCTTCGGGATAGACAGCTCAGGGAACATCGTACTGTACCTGTTCCGGCGGCACCATTTCAAAAAGCTGATCTCCGTTGAGCGGATCGTCATAAGGGTCTTGCGGCTCAAAGGCTTGTCGCTTGACCTACGCTGACGCTCCTTTTTAAGGCATCGCTTTTTGAAAGACATATTGATGGCTTTTTGCAGATCGCCTTCGGTCAGCTCGTCAATGCGGATGTCCCCACAGACAGGCAGAATATAGTAATCTCCGTATTTCTTGCACTGCTCAACATAGGATGTGCCGCAGGTGAGCTTCAGTTCTTCTACCCACTGGGCATAGAGGGCAGCTACCTTCTTCTTGCCGTCCCGGATGCTATCGTCAAGCCAGGCATCGGCCTTTGCGTTGGCTTCCCGCTGGCCGGTGCGGCCAGGCGTGCTGCTGTAAAACCGTTTGCGGGTGCCGTTCTTCTGCACCGCGATACACCAGCGTTTTTCCTTCTCGACCCAAAACGCCGTGTTGACCCGTTTTTTCATAAAATCCACCTCCATACACAAGGGTACACTTTGACAAGCCTGCCCGGAGGTGGTATCATAGTCTGTGCAGAGGTTCGCCAAAATCTACTGTACAGAGCCGTGACGCCTTCGGGCAAGCGGTTCGGAAACCTCCTTCGGTGCTGGTAACACCGGGGGAGGTTTTTTTATTTGTTTGTGCAAATCAAAATTATGCTATACTTTAGCATAATTTTGATGTATAATGAACGTGAACGAATCTTTTCATTCATACACAGAAAGAAAGGTGCTATCATGTCAGAGCGTCAGAATGCCGTCGAACTTTATCTTGACGAAAAAGACTTCAAAATGAAGTTGAACGGTGTTGAAGTCCATCGCGTCAAAGGCTTCTCCATCCAGTGCGATGCGGGCCATCCCCTCGCAGATATGACGCTGAACATTTCGGTGGACAAACTGAAACTCGGTTAATGGAGTTTACTCCACACATCCAGCGCCTTGTCAATGCCGCGTTCGACAGCCGTTTCGCCGTACTCGATAGCCTTCGGAAACAGATCGCAGGCACCCATCATGTAAAGGTCGATATAGCCATCATCACGCAGTTCCGCAAGCGCCTCTCTCACGTCATCCCACGGGATCCCCGGCAATGCAGCCGACACATCTTCTGATGCAAAGTATTTTGCCTGAGACTTCGGCAAGGTTTTGCGGCGCTCCGTGTATGCACGATAAAGTTTCAGCAAGACCTTTTCGGTATCTTTTGTCATCCCGTATTTTCTCCTTCTGCGCCCTCGGTGTTCGCAGCACCGGGGGCGTTTTTGTTTAGTTCACATCAGTTATTCAAAGCCTTTGCGCGCACAGTCGGGCTTGCTGCCTTGAACAGATCATATGCGTTCAAAACATCCGTAATCGCCTGACGCTCTTCGGGGGCGACTATGTGGTCGATGCTGCCACCATCGCCGCTGTATCGGATAATGATTTCATCAGCGCTCAAAATATTCTTAAACCACTGGATATCTTCATCATCGCCTACAAAGGAGGTCAGTTCCCAATACTGCTTTCCATCATAGCCACGATCCACATCCGTCCAATCAATCGTGTAGGTATATTTATACTCGCCCGCGCGAATCGTAATCGTGTCCAAGTACACATATTTGTTGCCGCTACACAGAACCATGAAAAACATTGACGGATCATTGGTGCTGCCATTTACAAAGAAGGGCAGTATATAGCTTTTGCCTTGATTGCTCAGTCGGTCTTCCGTGGGTGACACATAGCTTCTTGCGTCCTCGACCTTATCGTAACTGATTTTCAGCTTTGCAAGAGCGTCTTTCAGTCCCAGCACCTGTTGGGCTTCAGCCAGAACCGCAAAGTTACTGACCTGCGCCTTGCTTGCATCGTCCAATTCGTTATAAGCATTTACAGCAGCCACAATTGCCGGGCGGCGGGCAGTCGTGACGATTCCGATTTGGTTGATCAGGCTTTCCACCTGCGCTACCGTCGCAGTATTGCATTCTTCAAGAGCGGCTGTGCTCATATATTCTGCTGGGCTGACAGCCATTGCCGGCGCTGCCACAGATACAAGCGTTGCGGCAATGCACAGCGCTGCAGCGGTCTTTTTCATAGTTTTCTTCATACATAACACTCCTTCGCTATATAGACTGGAATGACTCCGATAATCCAAAATTACCCCACCCAGTGCGTCCAGCCTACGGCCTTGCCCTCAATGTGCACCTCTTCCAGCTGGGAGCCAGTATAGATCATAGGCGCATAGGCCGGGTTTGCAGGCATCAGGGTCAGCGTGCCGGGGTTGTAATATACCCGCTTGAGGGTGGCTTCACCATCAATGCGCACCGCTGCGATCTCGCCGTTCTCCACCTCCGGCTGGATGCGGATATACACCACGTCTTTATCGTGAATGCCGGCATCTACCATGCTGTCGCCGTGGCAGGTCAGGGAAAAATCGCACCGGATATTCTCCGGCACGTCCACCATTTTTTCAATGTTCTGCTCTGCCGTGATGGGTTCCCCGCAGGCAATGGCTCCGATCAGCGGGATCTTCTTCATCTTTGGCATCGGCTCAAAGCCCGGGGGGATGGTGGGCTTCTTGGGCTCCGGCTGTTCTTCCCAGCCCATCAGGTAGGCGGGGGTGGTCTGCAGCGCATCAGCAAATGCTGCAATTTTTGATTGTGGGATATCGGCTTTACCATTTTCAATCTTACTTATAGAAGATTTATCTTTATAGCCCATCTTGTGAGCCAGTTCTTCGACTGTTAAGCCAAGCTCCGTGCGGCGGCTTTTGATTCTGTCGTATAGAGTTGCCATAAAATCACCAACCTTCGCTCTTATCTTATCATAGAGTGGAATAATATTCAAGTATTTTTTATTTTTTCCTCAAAAAAGGTTGACTTTATTTCCACTCGGTGCTATTATGTGGTTAGTGGAATTCAATTCCACTTTGAAAGGAGGTGACAACCATGACCGACACCAATGCGCTGCGTTCCATCATTGCAGATTCCGGGCTTAAATATAAGGCCATTGCCGAAATTATGGGCCTGACTCCGTATGCTTTGCAGATGAAAATTGATAACGAGACCGAGTTTAAGGCCAGTGAAATTGACACTCTGGCCAATACTCTCGGCATGGACATGCAGCAGCGTGATTCCATATTTTTTTGCAAGAAAAGTGGAATTTAATTACACTTTTGCAAGTTCATCCAAAGGAGGTGAAGAAGATGACGCAAAACGAACTCACTCAAGTGCTTCTGTGTGCGAGTCTGGTTCTCGGCATTGTGACAGCATTCCAGCGTTGGAAAAATCACTGGTAAAAGTTTTTGTGATGATTCCTTTATTGCTGAAAACTTTCAGCTTATAGGGCGCATTCTCTGCAATGTGTTTTGTGCTCCCAGTTGAAGATAAGACCATGTGCTCATATCCGAGGCCTTCAACTTTAATCGGAAAAATATCGGAATACCACTCTGACCGACTTAATTCTTTGATCCCGTGCTTCCAGCTGTTTGTCAGAAGCTTCAGACGATACTCGCCGAATGCGCACTCACCCAGTTCAGAAGAAAGTTCGAGTCGGCTCAAGGTAATTGCTTCTCTGGACTTATTGATAAAGCAGATATTAAGGACCTCTGTGTATTCCTTTTCAGGGCTCGGTCCCATGCAGAAAACATTTTGAACTTCGACGATGAGATTTTTTCGATTTTTGATCTTATCCGATGCAAAGTTCCAGATTGACAAAGCAAAGCTGGCTACTGCGATTAAGAATGTCACATTGTCCCGCACATTCAGCCACTCAACTATTTTGTTCCACATATCATGCACATCCTTCCTGTTTTCCCCATTTTACCGCAGGAATGAGGTGCACACAAGGAGGTGAACCACATGGACAACAACAAAAAGCCCAGCGAACCTGCGGAAGAGGAACGCTGGGCGCTGAAGGAGGTGAACACGATGAAGAATCCGTTAGCTGTTCAGATTCTGGCTCTGAGCATCCAGATCCTTGCACTGGTTGTCATTTTATTAAAGAAATAAACATGGATGCAGCAGCAATTAAAATCGCAATCAAATTGTAAAGCCGGTTGATTCGATCTTCTTTTGCCTGCTCACGGTCCTTTTCCTCCTGTTTTCGCTGACTCTCTTCAAACTGCTGTTGCAGCTTTTTCAGATTTTCAGCGGTACTCAGTTGAGCCGACAACTGCATCGCGTGTTCTTGCGCCGCAGCGCGTGCAACTGTAGCCATCGCTTCATGGTCTCGCGCAACTGCATTAGCTGAGCATTTAACCACATCATTCAGTTCAGACATTATTTTCACCTCCCTTCTGTCTCTCTATTCTATCGCAGAAGGGAGCCACCCACAAGGAGGTATATCTTCACCATGAACGACTTGACCACATTCACTAATCCCGAGTTCGGGCAGGTGCGCACCGTCGAGATCGACGGCACACCGTGGCTCGTCGGCAAGGACGTTGCCGTGGCGCTTGGGTACAAGAATCCCCAGCGTGCTATCCGCGACCATGTTGACGCCGAGGACAAAGGGGTGACCAAAACAGTCACCCCCTCCGGTGAGCAGGAAATGCTCATCATCAACGAAAGCGGACTGTACAGCCTGATTTTGTCCAGCAAGATGCCCAAGGCCAAGGCCTTCAAGCGCTGGGTGACCAGCGAGGTGCTGCCTGCCATCCGTAAGAATGGCGCTTACGAGAGCTTTCAGGCGCAGCAGCACATCGAGCAGCTGGAAGCCACCAACACCCGGCTGAACGCCGCCATTCAGGCGGTGAGCACCGCAAAACAGCAGCTGGCCGACGTCATCAGCTTGCGCAATGACTTCATCAAGCACCGGGACAACTACAAAGCCCGGTACATGCAGGCCAAGACCGACTACGGCAGGATCTGCGACAGTCTGCGGCAGGCCGAAGGCCTTGTGGCCAAGGCACAAGCCGATCTGGACAGCCGCATCGACCAGTTGAGCATCATCGCCTTTGGCCTTCCCGGCTTCGACGAGATCATGAACGCAGTTATCGGCACCGTGCTGCCCGCCGAAAAGAAGGAGGAATAAAATGTTGAACGCATCAACCATTCGCGGCACCTTCCGGCAGATTCCGTACTGGAAGCTGCGGGGCCGGTTCCACAGCTGCGGGTTCCGGGATCAGGAGATTGCAAATGCAATCGGCATCGGAACTGACACAATGAGCAAGCGGATGAACGGGAAGCAGCCTTGGACAAGCACTGAGATCGCAGAAATTTGCAAGACGCTTGATATCCCGCAGGATGAAATCGGGGAGCTGTTCTTCCCTACTGTTGAGAAAGGAGAATCCGCATGAAAATCAAATCCGGCGTATGGTACTGGCTGGCAATGGCCTGCTTTGTGGTGGGCCTGCTGTACAGCATGGGCCTCGAGGGCACCTGTCAGACCGGCGGCACCATTTCGGACGGTGCGTTCATTACGGCTATGGTGCTGATCCTGCTGGCAATCTTCTTCATGCTGCAGGGCTTTGCAGCCGAAGCTCGTGAGAAGCGGCCCCGCAAGATTCACCAGCAGCCCCGCAACACCGTGAAGAGCGGCAGGAAGGCGGGCTGACACCACCCATGAATAAAGGAAAGCACTTTACCCGCGTTTGTTTGGACTGCGGCAAGGTGATGGAAAATGTTGCTAGCAACCTGCGCTTTTGCGCTTCCTGCCGCAGAGAGCACCACAACCAATATTGCAGGGATTACAGGGCGCATAATGAAAAACCTGCCCGCGTCATGTGGTACACCGTCTGGGACGCAAAGACCGGCGATCTACTGGCATCCGGCACGTCCGAGATGTGTGCCCGGCGGCTGGGCTACAAGAGCGCGAACAGCTTTGCGTCTGCCGTCAGCCATGGGCTCAGCGGCAGCCATCGAACTTACAAGTACACATTTGCGCGGGAACGCATCGAGCGCGGCGAAGTGGACAGCCTGCCGCCGGTACGCACTATGCGAAAAAAGCCCGCCGGTGCGCCAACACCGACGAGCTGCAAGGGATGATGGAATTTGAAAGCCCCATCACCCCGATGATACCATAAAATCGGAGGTTTTTACAAGAAAATGAACGCAGAAAATAAAAACGCACTGCTGGAGCACATCAAAAACGTGCCCGAATGGCAGTCCGCGCTGATCTACGAGCAGCTTGCTGCCATGAACAAAGCAGCAGCCGACATCTCCACCGGTACTTCCACACTGGAGCAGGGCTTTGCCGACGGCAAGCTCCGGCCCGACCGCTATTACTGTTCCGACAGGGTCTTCCGCCGGGACTGCAACACCGGCGTTCTGGACAGCATCGCGTCCGCCCTTGGCAGGGCTTTGGCGGCGCTGGAAGTTCTTTCCGCCCTGTCCGATGCATTCCAGCGGGAGTACCTCTCCAGCGTCGAAATCTCGCAGGGCATCTACTACAACGAGCTGGAAAAGCTCTGCCTCAGGCATGGGTACACGAAGGAGGACAACGCATGAAAGGCATTCTGATCGAACCGGGCAGGGGTCCCGTGGTCACCACCCTGCCGGATACGCTGCAGGGCATTGAAGCATGGTTAGGCGGGCACGCTGACCAGAAATATTTCTCCCGCACGCCTGCCATCCTGATGCACAGTGCCGCAGGCCGTGAACCGAACCGCATCTGGCGCGGCGAAGTGCTTTGCGGCACTCTTCTGTGCTACGGCTGGCGCGGCGGCCGCCTGCAGCCCCTGAACAAGGCCCTGCAGGCTGAGCTGCTGGACAGGCTCAAGGACACGGAGGTAAGGGTATGACGGACTACACCATCAGTTCCAAGCTTTCCAACGAGACGGTTTATGCCTGTTACCGCGGCCGTTTCTGGCGCTGGGACGGCAGTTTCTGGAAGGAGAGCCACCTCATGACGCAGAAATTCGAGCGGGCCAGAGCGGCAGACAAGAATCTGACTCCGCAGGCATTCCTGACCAACGGCGCGGAGTTCGCCCCACTGGACGAGTACGAAATCGACTGCGCAATGCTGGACGCGTTGGAAAATGCCAAGCCCTGCAAGAACGCGCCCATTGAACCGGTGAAGGAGGAATCCGAATGTCAGACGTCGACCCCCGCAGCATCCCCTGCGAAGAACTCATCGGTCCCTGCCGCGAATGCGGACAGTTCTTCTGTGGCCCCTGCTGTCCAGTCTATGACTGCTACCGAAGCTGTAACATTTGATTTTGGCGCAGACGACCAGACCAACGCCCTGTTGTTGCAGGATGCGCAGACCTTCATCACCGGCAACATGGCCCGTATCATGGCCGCAAAGCACGCTCACGACCTAACCGCAAACCACTATCAGGGCAGCTGGGGCAAGTGGTGTGCCGCCGTCGGCATCAGCCGGGACACCGGTGACCGCATGGTGAGCGTTGCCGCACAGTGCGGCAACATCCAGCTGGAAGGCAAGTCCATTCTGGACGTGCAGCCCCTGAAACTGCTGTATGCTGCTGCCAAGCCCAGCACCCCGGAGGTGGTCAAGCAAGCCGTTTTTACCGGTGACATCACTACTTACAAAGAGTATCAGGAGCTTATGGCCCAACTCAAAGCCGAAAAAGACCGTGCCGACAAGGCCGAGGCCCGTGCCAAAAATGCCGAGGATGCCCTCAAAAAGCAGCCCATTGTGGGCGTGACTGACCCGGAAGAAGTCCGGCGGCAGGCGGATGCCCTTGCCGCCGAAGCAAAGGCGCAGGCCCGCAGACAGATCGAGGACGCTCAGCGCCGGACTCGTGAAGCCGAAGCCAGATACCAGAAGCTGCAGCAGGATGCAGACGGTTTCCTTGCGCCGGAGCAGTCCTGTGCCCAGCAGGCAAAGATCATCGCCGATTCCATGCGCAGCATGTATCTGGGCTGGTTCGGCCTTGCCAGCACCACCGGCACCCCGCTGGCCCGCATGGCCGCGCCGATCTATCAGGTGTGCGATGAAATTCGTGAATCACTGGAAGAAGATACCACCATCAACCCTACTGCGGAGGGCAGTGTGGAGGACGCAGAACGGGAGGCGTTGTTTGAATGAGATTTGACACAAAAGCATTGCTCAAACTGATGAAGCAGAGCTGGCGGGGCGGCGGCGTGAAGATCCAGCGCACCGAGCACCGCGGGCTGTGGGATTCCTTTTTCATCACCGGCGCGGGCTGGGCGCTGCTGATCCCGAAGGAAAACTGCCCCGGCGAGATCGCAGGCCAGATCGTCACATGGCTGGCGGACATGCCCAAGATCGGCGAATCCAAGTGGGTGGTCAAGGGCTGCGACCCGCAGGACATCCCCGAGGACGACCGCACCATCGATATCAGCCGCTACACCACCGGCAATTATGAGACCGGCATGGCCTGCCTGCCGCTGTGCACCGCCACAGATGCCCTGATCCAGTACGGCGCAGACGACCGGGCCGCAGCGTTCCCTCTGGACGCTTTTGCCGTGGTACAGGCCGGTGCGAACCTCGGCTTTCTGGATACGGAGGCCGGCATCGCCTGCTGGAAAGACGAAGACACTCACGGCCTGTTCTGGCTCTGTGACAACGCGGGAAATGTCCCGCAGGACGTTCTGGACGCCGTGAAACATTTCACCCCGCAGAAACACTAAGGAGGTATTTTTATGGTTGAAGTTACCCGTGCGACCCGCGAAAAATCCAAGCTGCGCATTGCGCTGGCCGGTGTGTCCGGCGGCGGCAAAACGCTGGGTGCCCTGCTGCTGGCCTCCGGCCTGACAGGCGGCGATTTCTCAAAGGTCTGTCTCATCGATACTGAGCACCGGCGCGGCGAGCTGTACGCCAACCGCACAGATCTGGGCGTCGGCGAGTTCTGGTACATCGAGCTGAAAGCGCCCTACTCTCCGGAGCATTACAAGGAATGCGTAGATGCCGCCGTGAAGCAGGTCGGCCCGGACGGCGTGGTCATCGTGGACAGCCTTTCCCATGCATGGAGCAACGCGGGCGGCGTGCTGGAGATCAAGGCCGACATCGCTGCGAAACCCGGCAAGAACAGTTACACCGCGTGGGACGAGGCCGGACGCATCCAGAACGATTTCATCAACTATCTGCTGTCGGTCAACTGCCACACCATCTGCACCCTGCGGGTCAAGCAGGATTATGTCCTCACCGAGAACGACCGCGGCAAGCAGGTGCCGGTAAAAGTGGGCCTTGCTCCGGTGCAGCGGGACGATGTGGAGTATGAATTTGACATCATGTTCACCATCGGACGGGACCACATTGCCACCACCAGCAAGGATGTGACCTTTCTGGACGGCTTCGGGGCGGTCATCACCTCGGATCTGGGCAAACAGCTGGCCGAGTGGGCCAACGACGGCAAGGAGCCGACCCGCTGCGAGGAGTGCGGGCGGCTGGTATCGGCCACCAGCAAAATGACCATTGACCAGCTGGCCGATTACACCCGCAAGACCTACGGTAAGTGCCTGTGCGCGGCCTGCGCCGTCAAGCTCGAAAAAGCCCGCCGTGCCGCTGAGAAGGAAAAGGAGGCCGCCCATGCGCCCCAGTGATACCCGCACCCGCCAGAAAAAGAACCGGTTGCAGCAGGCCCGCAACGCCCGGGGCAAGGTCTGGCAGAATGACCTGCTGGACATCCTCTGCGGCATCCCCAAGGTCTGGTGCAGGGGCTGGCCTGCTGACTATTCCGGGCAGCCCTACGACATCGAGGCCACCATTGACGGCCGCAGCTGGGGCATCGAGTGCAAGCACATCGCCAAAGGCAGTCTGCCCTTCTCGGCCTTCCGCCCCAATGAGGTGGAGAATCTCTCCCGCAAGGAGGATGCCGGCGGCATTGCGGTGGTGGCGGTGCGCCGGGACAGCCCTGCCGTGGACTGCTACTTCCCGTGGTATTACATCCGCGACCGCATCGAGAGTGGCGAGCGCGGCAGCGTGAAGCTGGAAAACCTGCCCACCGACATCCTGAACGTTTTGGAGGTGGTGCACCCGTGATCTACACACTGGACGGCGAACTGCACCTGCAGGACGTGCCGACGCCGCTGCTGCACAAGCTTATCCGGGAGCTGACCGTGCCGAACCCCAAGTACACGAACGCCCTGCGGCTGGGCAGACCCACCTACAACATCCCGGAGACCGTGATGCTGTACGAGATCCGCGGCAACGCCCTCACCCTGCCGCGGGGTATGGCAGAGGAGGTCTGGCGGGAAAAGCCGGCCGGAACCACCGCCCGGGACAAGACCCTCAAAGGCGAGCCGCTGACCTTTGACACTTCCCGCTTCACCTTGCGGGGATATCAGCAGAAAGCCGTGAACGCGGCTCTCTCCTGCCAGTGGCATCAGGGGGTGCTGATCGCCCCCTGTGGTGCGGGAAAGACCGAGATCGGCATGGCGGTCATCGCTCATCTGGGCAGACCCGCGCTCTGGATCACCCACACGCTGGATCTGGCACAGCAGGCCAAGGAGCGGGCGCAGCTGCGTCTGGGGCTGGATGAGCGGGAGGTTTCCATCATCTCCGGCGCACACAAGCGCTGCGGCACCAAGCTGACCATTGCCACCGTGCAGAGCCTGTACCGCATGGAGCTGGACGAGCTTGCCCGCACCGTGGGCGTGGTGATCGTGGACGAATGCCACCATGTGGTCAACAACCCGGAGCAGGCCCGCATGTTTGCGGCGGTGCTCAAATGCCTGCCCGCCCGCTGGCGCTTTGGCCTGACCGCCAGCGACACCCGCAGCGACGGCCTGAGCGAGACCATCTTTCAGGTGCTGGGCCCCCGCGTGGCGGTCATCGAACCGCAGCAGCTGGAACAGATCACCATCACGCCCCGGGTCGAAACGGTGCCCACCCGCTTCGTCTATACGCCCCGCGCCAATGAAAGCCCCATCGACTATGTGCGCCTGATGCGCTGCATGGCCACCGATGCCGACCGGATGCAGACGGTGGAAGGCGTCATCGACCGTGCCGTCACCGAGGGCAGCAGCTGGCTGGTGCTGGCAGCGTCCCTCGCCATTCTGGAACGGCTGCACGCCTACGCGCTCAGTCTGGGCCTTGCTGCCGAGTTTGTCTGCGGCGCAACCAAAAAAGCAGAGCGCACAGCCGCCCTCGCCCGCATGAAAACCGGGCAGGCCCGCATCCTGTTCGCCACCTATCAGCTGGCAAAGGAAGGACTGGACATTCCCTGTCTGGACCACCTTGTGCTGGCAACACCCACCCGCAATAAGATCATCGTGCAGCAGAGCATCGGCCGCATCCAGCGCCCCGCACCCGGTAAAACCGGGGCCCTAGTGATCGACCTTGTGGACGAAAAGACCCCGCAGCTTCTGGTGCAGCACAAGCAGCGCCGGACGCTGTACAGGAAAATGAACATCACAGAAAAGGAGTAATTACCATGTCTGAACTGAACTATGCATCCGCCCTCGCCGCTCTGGACGGCGAATTTGAATCCGCCAGCGCCCAGACCGGCGGCAGCGGCGTGCCCGCAGGCCGCTACAACGCCATCCTGAAAGAGGCCAAGATCGTTGCCCGCACCGGCGGCGGCATTGCCCTGAGCGTGTCCTTCATCGTGACCGAGGGGCCGTACAAAGGCCGCTATGCCTTTACCAGCTACGGTTTGAGCAAGAACGGTCTGCCCTTCCTCAAGGGCTTTCTGCAGATGATCCAGCTGCCCCTCACCAAACTGAGCGAGCTGGAAAAAGCCCTGCCCCTGTTCCCGGGGCACATGTGCGTCATCGATGTGCGCCCCGACCGCAAGAACCCGCAGTACACCATGACCTATGTGGACCGGTATCTGGGCATGGGCAATGTGACCGACTACCTCAAGCCCCCGGCACAGCCCGCTGCACAGGATGATCTCATCCCGGTGGACGAGCCGGATGATTTTCCTTTTAACTAACAGGAGGTGCGCATGCTCGAACAATTCCCGCAGGCTCTGAAAGAGAGCCGCCGCTGGGTCTGCTTCGATGCCGCCAAAACGCCCATCAACCCCGCCACCGGGCAGAATGCAAAGCCCAACGACCCCGCCACATGGGGCACGCTGGAAGCGGCACAGGCCGCAGTCTCCCGCTTTGGTCTGCGCGGCGTCGGGGTGCTTTTGGGCGATGGGCTGTGCGGCATCGACATCGACCATTGCCGGGACCCGGACACCGGTGTCCTCTCGGACATGGCCCGGGAGATCATCGACGGGATGCAGACCTACGCCGAGGAAAGCCCCAGCGGCACCGGTGTGCACCTGCTGTTCACCGGCCAAAAGCCGGCCGGTGCCTGCCGCAAAAGCAGCATCGGGCTGGAAATGTACGATGGCGGGCGGTACTTCACCGTCACCGGCAAAGCGCTGAACGATCTTGCCATCGAAGAACGCACCGCCCAGTGCGCCGCCGTGCACGCAAAGTATCTGGCAAAGCCGGAAACGCCCCGGGTGCCTGCGCCTTCCGGCGTGTGGCAGAAGGTGGACCGCTCCGACGAAGAGCTGCTGCGCACCGCCTGCGCTGCCCGGGACGGTGAGCGCTTTTCTGCCCTGTATGCCGGAAACTGGCAGGCCTACTACAACAGCCACAGCGAAGCCGACCTCAGCTTCTGCAACCTGCTGGCCTTCTGGTTTGGTGCCGATGTGGAGCGCATGGATCATGTGTTCCGCACTTCCGGCCTCATGCGCCCCAAGTGGGATGAACGGCGCGGTGCCAAGACCTATGGCCGCTGGACGCTGGAACGCGCCGTCAGTGACTGTCAGGAGGTGTACACTCCCTCGCCAGAGCCGGACAAAACGCCCTTCGCCGATCAGGACGAAGCCCTCCGCGCCCTGAACGTCAAGTACGGTGCGCAGTCGCCCGCCGCCGCACCCGCCCCCGGCGTCAAGACCTACTCGCTGGACGACACCGGCAATGCCCGCCGCTTCCGCGACCGGTACGCCGACCGGGTGCGGTACAACCCCACCGACAAATGCTGGATGGTGTGGGACGGCGCCCGCTGGAAGCGGGACGACCTTGCCACCATCAAGGGCCTTGCAGATGAGATGCTGGACCAGATGGACAAGGCCTGCTTCGGCATCCGGGATATCAACACCGCCGGGGCACTGCGCCGCCATGTGCAGAAGAGCCGTTCCAGCCGCAGCAAGGAAGCCTTCCTGAAAGAAGCCCAGCACCTGCCCGGCATCCCCATGCTGCCGGAGCAGTTCGACAAAAACAAAGGCCTGCTGAACCTGCGCAACGGCATCCTGAACCTTGCCCGCCGGGAGCTTGTGCCCCACGACCGGGCCCGCTACATCACCCGCATGGCGCAGGTGGATTACGACCCGGCCGCCAAAGCCCCCGTGTGGGAGGCCTTCATCCAGTCCGTCACCGGCGGGGACGCCCAGCTGGCGGAGTACCTGCAGGTGATGGTGGGCTACTGCCTGTGCGGCTCCACCCGGGAGCAGTGCATGTTTTTCCTGTACGGCGACGGCGCCAACGGCAAAAGTACCTTCCTCGAAACGCTGGCAAAAATGCTGGGCGACTACTGCATGAACGCCCAGGCCGATACCATCGCCAGTACCCGCAGCCGCTCCTCCGGCGCGGCACGCAGCGATGTGGCCCGCCTGAAAGGTGCCCGCTTCGTCACACTGGAAGAGGGCGATCAGGGCGCAACGCTGGACGAAGGCCTTGTGAAGCAGATGACCGGCGGCAACACCATCACCGCCCGCTTCCAGTATGGCAAGGAATTTGAGTTCCGGCCGGAGTTCAAACTGGTGGAAGCCACCAACCACCTGCCCAAGATCCACGGCACCGATGTAGGCATCTGGCGGCGCATCCGGCTGGTGCCCTTCACCCAGAGCATCCCGGAAGAAAAGCAGGACATCCTGCTGCCCCAGAAGCTGGAAGCTGAGCTGCCCGGCATCCTCAACTGGGCGCTGGACGGCCTGCAAAAATGGCTGGCCAACAGTCAGGGCGGCAGACGGCACGGCCTGCCCGCCTGTGCCGCCGTGGACAGCGCCGTGAATGCCTACAAGCAGGATCAGGACCGCATCGCGGCCTTCCTGGCCGACTGCACCGAGCCCGCCGAGGGCAGCACCGTGCAGGCCAGCGTGCTGTTCCGCACCTACCTGAACTGGTGCAGCGAGAACAACGAAAAATGGCGCATGGCCAACAAGCAGTTCGGCATGGAGGTGAAGAAGCACTACGAGATCCGCAAGGGCATGTACTACAACGAATATGTAGACATGGCCCTCTCGGACGAAGGAATGCGCTGTATGGCGCTTGGCCGCGGCACCGAGCCATCTGTTGCACCAGCCAGAAGCCGTCCTCTCTATGAACAGACCCGCCTGAAAAACTGAGCGTATGGAGGGTATGGAAGCAGGAAGGGCGTTTCCCAGACTTTTTACTGTATATTTTTTGTTACATCTAGGGAGTTTTCAGAAATAGCTTCCTATCCTCCATACCCTCCATAGAAAGGAGCAATCAATTTGACCTACGAAGAGAAAAAGGCATGGCTCTGGCGGTACCGGACAGCCAAGCGGTTCGAGCTGCTCAAACTGGACGAGCTGGCCACGCTGCAGACCGACGCCACCCACACCACCCAGCGCTTTTCTCCTGTGCCGGGCGGCAGCGGCGACGGACAGGCTCTGCCCCGCAGCGTGGAGCGCATCGACGAGGCCCGTCGGGCCGCTGAGGCGCAGTCTGCCGTGTGCGACGCCATCCGGGCCGAGATCATGGAGGTGTTCAGCCAGCTGGACGATGAGGTGGATTTCATGATCCTGTTCCGGCGGTACATCCTGCTGGAGGACTGGCCGGACATCGCGATCAACATCCGCAGTTCCCGCAGCCAGATGTTCCAGCGCCACAGCGCGGCCATAAAAAGACTGGATATCAAAAGTCCGGACTGAACCGGAGCGAACCGGACTTGATAATACTGTCAACCCCTGCTAAAATTTAAAATGCCGAAGCCCGCAGGAAAGACTTACTCCCTTCATCCCTGCGGGCTTTGTGCTGCCCGGCTGACACAGAGGATCACCTTTCCCGACCAACAGCCTGAATGTACCAGCCGGGTTTCTTTGTTATATCCTGCCGTTCGGATCTTCCGGGCGGCTTTTTGATTTTACGGCAAGAGAGGTGGTGACGTGGCCAACGAAGAAAATCTCATCCCGTTCAACGAACGAACTGAGAGCGAACAGAGACAGATCGCCCAGAAGGGCGGCATTGCTTCCGGTGCGGCCCGCCGCCGCAAGCGCAGCATGAAAGAAGCCGCCGACTACTATCTCAGCCTGCCGGAGACCGACCTCCGCCGGGTGAATGCCCTGCTGCGGGATGAGGTGGACAATGAGGATATCGACAATCAGATGTCGGTGGTCATGGGCATTACTGAAGCCGCCAAGCGCGGTGATGCCCGTGCCGCCGGGGTGCTGCTGAAGATGCTGGGCGAGGAGACCGTGCAGGAGGACCCGGCAGCGGATGCACTGGAAGCTGCCCGCAAGCTGCTGGGAGGTGTGGACAGTGCCATTGACTGAGTTTCAGCAGGAGTTCCTTCGCAATTGCTCCCACCGCTGGAACGTCAAGACTGGGGCCACCCGCTCCGGCAAGACCTATCTGGACTGCGCTGTTACCATCCCCAAGCGCATCTGCGCGGCCCGGGACGAGGGCCTTTGCGTCATGCTGGGCAACACCCTCGGCACGCTGGAGCGCAACGTGCTGGAGCCCATGCGGGCCCTCTGGGGTCCGGAGCTTGTGGGCGTGGTGCGCACCTCGGCGTCCGGTAACATCGTGCAGCTGTTCGGCCGCAAGGTGTGCGTGCTGGGTGCCGACAACAAAAAGCACATTGCCCGCATTCAGGGCGCGGCCTTCGAGTACGCCTATGGGGACGAGATCACCACATGGGACGAAGGTGTATTTCAGATGCTGAAAAGCCGTCTGTCCTGTCCGCACAGCCATTTTGACGGCACCTGCAACCCGGATAACCCACAGCACTGGTTCAAGCAGTTTCTGGACAGCGACGCGGACATCTACTGTCAGGCCTACACCATCGACGACAACCCCACTCTGCCGCCGGAGTTCGTGGCACAGCTGAAAAAGGAGTACGCGGGCACGGTCTACTATAACCGCTTTATCCTCGGCCAGTGGGCTGCAGCGGGCGGTATCATCTACCGGCCCTTTGCGGACAGCATTGCCGCCGGGGATGGGCGTTTCCTCTGGCCTGCGGACAAGCCCTGCCGCCCGTGGCGCATCCACATCGGGGTGGACTTCGGCGGCAACGGCTCTCGGCACGCATTCGTGGCCACCGGCATCCTGCCCTACTACGCGGGGGTTGTGGGGCTGGCATCCGCCCGCATCGACCCGAAGAATCAGGACGCTGACTACCTCGCCGCGCAGCTGATCGATTTCTGCACCGCCGTGTTCGCACGGTACGGCGAGATCCACTATCTTTTCTGCGACAGCGCCGAACAGACGCTGATCAACCACATCCGCACCCGGCTGCGGGCCTGCCCGCTTTCCTGGCTGGCCGACCGGGTCAACAACTCCGCCAAGATCCAGATCATCGACCGAATCCGCCTGACGTCCATCCTGATGGGCGGCGGGCGCTTTTGGTATATGCCGGAAGCTGCCACCCTGCGGGACTCCCTTGCCGCCGCCCTGTGGAGCCAGAAGCACCCCGGCGTGGATGAACGTCTGGACGATGGAACCACCGACATTGATACATTGGATGCCTTCGAGTACACCATTGAACGCGATTACAGGAGACTGACTGCAAGATGAACGTTGCCGCTTTTATTGAATACCTGAACAAAACAAAGCATCTTCACCTCGATGCGGACTACTACGGCAACATCGAAGTCTGGCGGCAGTGGTGGAAGGGCGATGTGCCCGACATCCACGACCAGAAAGAGGATGCCCCGGACGGCAGCGTCATTTCGCGGCGTCTGGCTTCCCTGCGGATGCCTAAGCACGTCTGCGAGGACTGGGCAAACCTGCTGCTCAACGACAAGACCACTCTCCAGATCGGCGATGCATCCACCTCTGCCTATTTGCTGGGCAGCGATGAACAGCAGACCGGGGGCCTTTTGCGGCAGCTTCATTTCTGGGAGAACGCAAACCGGCTGGTGGAGCAGGCCTACTGGTCGGGCACCGGCGCTTTTGTGATGAGCGTGGAGAACCTGACGGTGGATGCCTCCGGCAACGCTCTGCCTTCGCCGCAGGGGAGCATCCGGCTGGACTACGACCCCGCCTGCTGCATCCTGCCCATCAGCGTGGAGCGCGGCGTTGTGACCGAAGCGGCCTTTGTGTCCGAGTGCATGATGGGCGGAAAGCCTGCCGTCTACCTGCAGACCCACACGGTCAGGAACGGAAAGCGCACCATCACCAACGAATGGTTTGAGGTGACGGACGACATCTCCGGCACACCGAAGTTCTCCAAGCTCACCGAGGACAAGACCCTGCCGGGCACGGTGAAAAGCATCACGGTCACCGGCGCACCGGCATGGTTCAGCCTGTTCAGCCCGGCTGCTGTCAAGAACCTTGACGGCGGCATGGGGCTGGGCATGAGCATCTTTTCCGAAGCGCTGGACGCCGCGCAGATGGTGGACTACGCCTTCGACAACTACCGGCAGGATATCCGCCTCGGCGGCAAGAAGATCTTCTATGACCGCTCCCTGTGCCGCAAGTGGGTGGACAAGGAAGGCACCGAGCACGCCGTGCCTCCGGATGCCGTCCACCGGCAGATCTTCTACGAGCTGCCCACGCCGGAAGGCGGCATCGACCAGCCCGCTGCATGGCGTGAGTATAACCCCGACCTGCGCACCGCTTCCAACCATCAGGCGGTGCAGGACGCGCTGGACATGATGAGCTTCAAGTGCAAACTGGGCTGCCACCGCTATAAGTTCGATCAGGGCACCGTGACCACCGCCACCGAGTACACCGGCAGCCGTCAGGATCTGGTGCAGAACGCCAACAAGAACCAGATCCCCATCGAGACGGCACTGATCGGCATTCTGCGTGCCATGCTGTGGGCGGCAAAGAACCTGCTGGGCGCACCGGTGGACCCGGAGACCAGCATTTCCGTCAACTGGGACGACAGTTACATCGTCAGTGAGCAGGAACGCACAAACCAGCTGCGGGAGGACGCCATTGCGGGCCTTGTGCCCCGCTGCCGCTACCTCGCCGCCCGGTACAGCCTGAGCGAGGAGGAAGCCCACCAGTGGACAGAAGAAGCCAAGGCAGACAGCCACACTGACGAAGCCCTCACCTTCGGGGGTGCCTGATGCTGCCGCCGTCTTATCTCGACCAGATGCCGGATGCCTTTGTGCAGCTCTGGCAGCAGGTCGAGGACGCGATCTTACAGGACGTTGCCCGGCGCATCGGCAAGATGGACGCCGTGACCCCCACCGCTAACTGGCAGCTGTGGCGCTACCAGCAGACCGAAGCGGTGCGCAACGACGTGGTGAAGCTGCTGGCGAAGTACACCGGCAAGAGCGAAACGGCCATCCGCAAGCTGCTTTTGCAGACCGCGACCGAAGCCTTAGAGCGTGAAGATGCGATCTATTACCACTACGACATGGAGCCGCCCCCTTTTGAAGAGAGCGCCGCCCTGAACAATTTGTTAGACGCCGGTGCCCGCCAGACCTGCGGCACATGGCAGAACCTCACCGCCACCACGGCAAACACCGTCACAGGGGCCTTTGAACGCACACTGGACGCTGCATGGCTCAAGGTGAGCACCGGTGCCTTCGACTACAAAACCGCCGTCAAACAGGCTGTGGACAGCCTTGCAGACGACATGCCCATGGTCACATATCCCAGCGGCCACAAGGACAGCATCGAGGTGGCCGCCCGCCGTGCCGTGCTCACCGGTGTAAACCAGACGACTGGCAAGCTGCAGGTGGCCCGCATGGACGAAATGGGCTGCGAATTTGTGGAGACGACCGCCCACGGCGGTGCCCGTCCTTCTCATGCAGAGTGGCAGGGCAGGCGCTTTCACCGGGGCGGCGCGGTGGACTACAAGGGCAAGCACTACCCGGATTTTGAAGCTGCCACCGGCTACGGCACCGGCGCAGGCCTTTGCGGCTGGAACTGCCGCCACACCTTTTTCGCGGTGTTCCCGGAGCTGGGCGACCCGCCCCAATGGACGCAGGAGCAGCTGCGGGAGCTGAACGCCCGGGACATCGAGTGGAACGGCAAAAAGTACACCGCTTACGAGATATCCCAGATGCAGCGCGCCCGGGAGCGGAACGTCCGCCGCTGGAAAAAGCGGTATCTGGCCGAGGACGCCGCCGGGCTGGACACCACTGACAGCGCTGTGCGCCTGAAAGCCGCCCGCCAGAGCCTGAGTGATTTCACCAAGGCCACCGGCGGCAGAGTGGACAGCGCCCGTGTCAGCGTGCCGAAGTTCGGCAGGAGTGAAGCCAGTAGGGCAAGTGCAAAATCTCAGGCGCATCACACCGACTGGCTCAAGTCTATCAATGCGCAGAGTACCAGCCTGAATACCGTTGCAAAATATTATGATGCACGGTATAATAATACCGAAGAATATCGGTTGCTGATGCAATATGCCAACAGCGTAAAAAGTGGCTGGCTTTCGCCGCTTGCAGGTTTTGACCTGTACAAGAGTACGCACGAGCGCATCCAGACCGAGCTTGTTGGCAAGACTACTGCGGATGGTACTGTTATTACCGGACATACCGCCCATTTCATGGAGCGTATGTTCGGCACATTGGTCGACCCCGATAAGTTAAAATATGACCTTAAAATCATCCGGCGAAGCGGTGTTGGCTATGAAGCCATGCGTGATACCGTTTTGAATCCTGAGCGCATCAACCCTGTAAAAACGGATTCAAGAGGAAAGCGAAGCGTGCGCCTTATTGGCAAAGCGATCGTCACGATAAACCCAGACACGGGACAGCTGATTCAGCTGAATCCAAGGAGTGAGCAGAAATGACCTTTTGTTTTGAAGATTTAGATCCTGATTCCAAGGAGTTTTTGAAGAAGCATGTTCCCAGCGCGGTAAACTGCAAAAGTCTGGATGAACTTCTTTTGGAGCTTGATGATTTCATCACATCGACCTTTGACGAGAATGACGAGCCGACAGCTCTTTCTCGTGAGGGCGAAGCAGTGTACGACAGAATCTACTGTTGCACGCCGTAATTCATAATATCAACTAAACCACGATGCACACGCACCGTGGTTTTCTTTTGCCCATTTTTAAGCACTGTGCAAAATTTGCCCAGTGCTTTTTTCATGCCGTTTTAGCTCATGTCGGAAGAGCGCCGGTCTCCAAAACCGGAAGCGGCAGGTTCGAGTCCTGCAAACGGTGCCATGCGGCGGGCGGCGCGTACCCCGCCCACGACCGAATACTGACAGAGAACAGTGTAAAAAACTGAGGTCTCACACACGAAAGGAGTTTCCACCATGAAGCGTGAAGACGTGAAGAACAAGATCCCCGGCATCACCGATGAACAGCTGAACTGGATCATGCAGGAGAACGGCGCAGACATCAACCGGGAGAAGTCTGCCGCCACGGCCCTGCAGACCCAGCTGGACAACGCAAACGCCCAGCTCAAGACCGCACAGGACGGCCTGAAAGCCTTTGACGGCGTGGACGTGGCAGGCCTGCAGGAGCAGGTCACCAAGCTGAAGGCCGACATGAAGGCGCAGGCCGAGGGCTTTGCCTTCGATAACGCCCTGAATGCCGCCATCATGAGCAAGAAGGGCCGCAGCGTCAAGGCAGTGCGGGCTTTGCTGGATCTGGATGCCCTGAAAGGCTCTGCCGACCGCAGCACCGACATTGCAAAGGCACTGGACGATGCTGCCAAGGCGAATCCGTGGGCCTTTGGTGAGGACGGTGCAGCCGGTGTGGCCGTGGTCTCCACCGGAGCCGCGCACGGTGCACCGCCCGACAACGACAGCGATGGTGTGGAAGCCGCTTTCAAATCCCTGAACCCTGAACTGAACCTGTAACAACGAAAGGAGATTTCTATGGCACATGCAAGTCAGGAGCGTTACTCCGCTCTGGTGGATGCAAAGCTGCGTGCGACTCTGGTCACCCGCGACAATACCATCTTCAACAACCGCTACGAGGGCAGCCCCAAGGCCGGTAAGGTCAAGATCCCTGTCCGCGACACTGAGGTTGCCGTCAAGGCCTACGACAAGGCAAACGGCGTGGATGCCGATGCCGGCACCACCACCTATCTGGATCTGGACATCGACAACGACGAGGCCGTGAACGAGATCATCGACGGCTTCGACGCTGCATCCGTGCCCGACGGCATCACCGCCGAGCGTCTGGACAGCGCAGGCTACTCCATGGCTCTGTCCATCGACAAGAAGTCCATCGAGGCGCTGCAGGGCGCAGCGGGTGCCAACATCAGCGCCACCAAGACCGCCTGCACCGTTTCCACCGCCTACAAGGAGGCTCTGGCTGCAAAGCGCACCCTGAGCCGCAACGGCGTGCCGCAGGCCGGCCGCTGGATGATCGTCAGCCCCGAGTATCTGGAGATCCTCATGCAGGACGACCGCTTCATCAAGCAGGGCGATTTGTCCCAGCAGCTGGTGCAGGCCGGCGCGGTGGGCCAGATCGCAGGCTTTGCGGTGTACGAGTCCAACAACATGGATTTTGAGAACACCACCCGCGTGGCCAGCAAGAAAACCACCACCGAGTTCATCTGCGGCCACCCCAACTGGTGCCACCGCGTCATGGAGTGGCAGACCCCGGTGCACCTGCAGGATCTGGGCGGTTCCGGCAAGTACATCGGCGCATCCGCTGTGCAGGGCCGCAAGGTGTACGGCATCAAGGTGTCCAAGCCCAAGACCCTGTACATCAAGCGCATCGAGGCGTAAGGCCATGCTCTACTGCACCTATGACCAGTATGCGGCGGCGGGCGGCACGGTGCCGGAAACGGCGTTCGGTGTGCTGTGCAGCCGTGCTTCCCGCATAATCGATGCCGCCACCTTTGGCCGGGCAGAGAGCCACGCCGCCGGGTGCGAGGCCTGCAGGGAAGCGCTGGCAGATGCTTGCACGCAGATCATCGGACTGTTGGCCGCTACGTCTGCGGCGGGTGCTGTGCCGGGTGCTGCAAGCGTCTCCAACGACGGCTACAGCGTCACCTTTGGTAGCAATGCCAGTGTGACCGCCGCCGCCCGGCAGGAAGCCTATGAGATCATCCGCACCGCGCTGGGCAGTGACCCGCACGGCCTTCTGTACAGGGGGATTTTGTGATGCAGACAGCCGTTACTGTTGTGAACCTCATCCACGACACTGCCACCGAGACGGACATGCCGTTGTGCTGGGTGTTCGCCGGGTGCAGCTGGCGAGAATGCCGCTCCACCTCCGGCTCCGGTACTGCCAAGGACCCGGAGCGCACCACCCACATCCGCATCCCGGCCAGCGTGTGCACCATGGGCTATCTGCCCTACGCTCAGTGGGCGGCTCTGCCTGCTGCCGAGAAGGCCAAGCACTGGACCCTGAAACGCGGCTGGAAGCTGGTGCAGGGCACGGTGTCTGCCTTGACCGCAGAAGAGTATGCCAAACTCGAAAAAACGCACCTGTGCTGTACGGCGGCGGCTGTCTCGGACGACCGGGAACCGCTGCTGCCCCACTGGCACGTGGAAGGGAGCTGATCGTATGAGCGCACCGGTTTTTGATTTCAAGATCACCTTCCGGCCCGGCTTTCAGGCCGACATGGATGCGCGGTTCGCAAAGCTGCAGTTTGCCTTTTCTCAGAAAGTGGCTGCAACGGTAGACCCCTATGTGCCCTTTGACACCGGCACGCTGAAGAACAGCGTGAATCAGGCATCCGACTTCAAGGAAGGTCTGCTGGTGTACAATACGCCCTACGCCCGCAGGCAGTATTATCTGCATGAACAGGGCAAGGGTCTACATGGTGAGAACGGCCTGCGCGGCTCCTACTGGGGCCAGCGGGCCATTGCCGACCACAAGGACGAGATGGAAAAGTTCGCCCATGATGCCGCAAAGCAGTTTCTGGGAGGGAGCAAATGAGCGAAACCGTAAAGCCCACCATTGCCGCCCTGCGGGCATGGCTCAAGACCTGCCCGCTGATCGCCGACGAGCAGGAAGCCACCGGTGCAGCATTCCGCATTGCCGGGCTGGAAGAAGAATCCACTGCCTTTTCCATCGAGGATAGCCCCGGTGATCCCATCATCACCGAGTACATCTCCGGCTGGGAAATGGCGAAGAATTACCTCTTTCTCAGCCGCCGGGAGTACAGCGAGGTGGATGCCGTCAGCATCCAGAACAGCGGCTTTTTCGAGCAGCTCACCGAGTGGGTCATGCAGCAGGATGCCCGCCATAACCTGCCCGACCTCTCGGCCTGTGGCGGGAATAAAACCCCCACCGGCATTGCCGTGACGAACAGCGGCTACATCGTCACAAACAGCGCGGGCAGCTGTAAGATGCAGCTGCAAATGCGTCTGACCTACTACATGCCCAAATGAAAGGAGTTTTGATATGACTGTATCTGAAGCCATTACCAAGTCCGGCATCACGCCCAGCGCGTCGTATACCGGCATTGAGACGGCGAACGATTTTGTGCTGGCGTTCCAGATCGAGAGCACCCAGACCAAGGAAAGCCAGTGGATCGTCTGCGCCGACCATGTGAAGGAGCATTCCGGCTCCCTGAACGCCACCACCGAGGATGCTCAGTACATCCGTACCGGCAACGTCACCGAAAAGACCGGCACCCAGCGCACCCTTACCGTCAACGGCGACCGCTGCGTGGGCGATGCTTTTCAGGATTTTGTGCTGAGCCACAAGATCGTATACGGTACCGGCAGCGATATCATCGTGCCGTACATCTATTTCAGCCTGCGCACCGGCAAGGGCGAACAGGGCCGCGCTGCCATCATCGTCACCAGCGACGTAGGCGGTGCAGCCGGTTCCAAGGCCACCTTTGCCTGCGACGTGAAGGCCATCGGCACGCCGGACGAGTTTGACTACAACCCCGCCACCCAGTCCGCTGCGCCTGCAAAGGCCGTCAAGGGCTGATTTTTTTCAAACACAGTCCCCGCTCCACACCGGAACGGGGATCTTTTATGCCGTGATTAGTTTTCTCCGGGGCAGAACCGGGGCACGGCTCAACTGAAAGGAGCCAGAACATGGTTATTTGTGGACAGGAATTTGAATTTTCCCTGATGAACGCCAACGACCTTGACCGCTTTGAGGATGCCAACGAGCGGATGCAGCGCAGGAGCGCCGAGGAGTCGGAGCAGTTCCGGCGCGGCGGTGTCCGTCTGGGCGACCATGCACGTGCACAGGCACGCATTGCCATGGACTGTATCGACGAGATCCTCGGTGCAGGCTCGTCCGCCCGTTTGGGTCTGGATGAAAACAACATGGCCCCCATCTATGACGTGATTGAGGAACTGGGTAATGCCTTTGCCGCCGAGAAACAGCGCTATGCCGCAAAGCCTGCCCATCCCATGAACCGGGAGCAGCGCCGCGCACAGGCCAAAAAGGGCAAGCACAATCCGCCTGTAAGCTATCCCGCACCGCCTGCCTCCCGGATGGTGGAGCGGGTGGATGCGCAGGTATCCGCAAAGCAGAAAACCGAGCGGCTGATCGATGCCCGGCAGGCTATGAATGCCCTGCGGGATGATCCTGATGCCATGCAGCAGCTGGCGGCATACGCACTGCAGATCGCCGCAGAGCGCCATGTCTGATCTGCTGCTGGACGAGTTGCCCACCCGGTGGCATGGATACGAGATCATCCCGGATTTCCGGCCCATGGTCTGGCTGGTCAACACCTATGTGCGCGGCCAGACAGGAGATGATCCCATCGGTTTTGCGGTCAGCGCTCTCTGGCGTTTTTACAAAGACCCACACTGTTTTCTGAACGACCCTCAGAAGATCATCGACGCCTACGGGTACATGATCGAGTTTTATAAGGCGGGCGAAAAAGCAGCCGAAAGCGCCGCAGCTGAAAGCAGTACCGCTCCCTCTTCCGGTCTTGCCTTCGACTACCAGTGCGATGCCGGTTACATCGTGGCGGCATTCCAGCAGGCCTACGGCATCGACCTGACCAAGGAGCGGGTGCACTGGTTCCGGTTCCGGGCGCTGTTCGCCGCCCTGCCGGAGGAGACCCTCATGGCAAAGATCATGGGCTGGCGCACCATGGACCTGTCCGAGTACGAGGGCAGTATGCGCGACCGCTACGCCGACCTGCAGGAGCGCTTTGCCCTGCCTGCTGAGCTGAGAGGGGGTGCCGCCCGTGTCGTTTCGGTCGAAGAGCATGACGCTGCGTTCCTTGCGCGGTTCCGGCACTAGCCGCGCCCCGGTGCCCTGCCCATACTGCGGGCGGGCGCTGCCGGTGTGGGCAGAAAATGCCGCATCCGCCCATGGCCTGTGGGTAAAATGCAAAAATCCCGCCTGTAAGCGGGAGGTAGAGATCAAGTTATAACAGCCTGTGCCCTTGTGCCCGCGCTCCGAATGAGAGGTGGACACAGTGGCAGATTTCAGCATCACCGGCGAAGTAAGGCTGAACAGCGACCCGGCAGAAAAAAGCACCAGTAAGTGGACGATAGCCGCCGGGCAGATGATCGCGGACTTTGCAAAACAGGCTTCGTCCAAGCTGGCCGAGGTGGTCAAAAGCGGTGTGGATTACAACGCCACCATGGAAAGCTACCTGACCAACTTTAAGGTCATGCTGGGCAGCGAGGAAGCCGCCGCAACGAAGCTTTCCGAAATTCGCAAAATGGCGGCATCCACGCCCTTCTCGCTGGATGACCTGACCAGCGGCACCCAGACCCTGCTGCAGTTCGGCATCGCGGCAGACGACACCACCGGTGTGCTTCAGCGGCTGGGTGATATCTCGCTGGGCAACGCCGAGAAGCTGCAGACCCTGACCCGCGCCTACGGCAAGATGTCCTCGGCGCAGAAGGTCACGCTGGAAAACGTCAACATGATGATCGATGCGGGTTTCAACCCGCTGAACCAGATCTGTGATGCCACCGGCGAGAGCATGTCCGACCTGTACAAGCGCATTTCGGACGGCAAGGTCAGCTTCAGCGAGCTGGAAGCAGCGGTGGAAGCCGCCACCAGTCAGGGCGGGCAGTTCTACAACGGTATGCTGGAAGCCAGCCAGACCTTCAACGGCAGGCTGTCCACCCTGACCGATAACACGAAGGCTCTGCTGGGGGCACTGTCCGATTCGCTCTATTCGTCGCTGTCCGACCTGCTTCCGGTCGCAAACGATGTTGTTCTGGAACTGACGGATGCATTCACAGAGGGCGGTGTCCCTGCCATGTTGGACACCGCTGCCGAGCTGTTGGACAATTTTGCCGACGGACTGATACAGAAGATACCCGATGCTGTATCTGCTGTTTCTGACCTTCTAACTGAGCTGCTTAATTATCTGGCAGATCATCAGGATGATATTTTTGACACCGGTGTCCAGCTGCTGGAAAATCTCATCATCGGTATCACGGACAGTCTGCCCAACCTCATTACATCAGCGGCCAACCTCATTGCACGGTTTGCTGCCGCGCTCATCTCACATCTGCCGGACATCCTCAAGTGCGGTGCAGCTATGCTGACCACGCTGGTGGACGGTATCATCCGCAGCATCGAAAATCTGGCCGAAGCAGCCCTCGCCTGCATCGCAAAGCTGGTGGGTGTCTGGGACGGAAACATGGACGAGTTCGGCCATATTGGTGAGAACATCGTTCAGGGCATCATCAACGGCATTGCAGGCGTGTGGGGCAAGCTCACCTCGTGGGTGTCCGGCCTGATTGCCAACCTCGTTGGAACGGCCAGCAATGCCGCCACCACCGGCATCGCGTCCGGCGCTGCTTCTGCGGTGGCATCAGCCTACAACGGCAAAGAAATGAACCGTGACCAGCGGCATCAGGACGCACTGGCAGGCAAGGGCATCAGCAACAAGAGCTGGACTGAGCGCCAGAACGAAGCAAAGGCCGCAGCGGCCGAAAGCCAGAAAGCCGCCTCCACCATCTCCCAGTCCGCAGGCAAAGCCGCATCTGCTGTCAGCACCTCCGGCAAAAAGGCCAGCGCCAGCACCAAAGCCGTCACTGCGTCCGTAGTCAAGTCCATCTCCGACACGACCACTACCGTGAAAGACGGCATCACCCGCACGGTGGAGACGGTCAACGAGACCCTTTCCAACGGCAAACAGCAGCAGAAACAGACCATCACCGAGACTTCCCGCCAGATGGTGGGCGGTGTGCTGAAGGACATCAAAACCATCACAGAGGTGGCTGCGGACGGTACCAAGACCGTCAAGCAGACCATGGAGACAGTGCGGGAGACCGCTAAGACGGTCACCTCCACCTTCGAGACTCTGGCAGACGGGGTCAAGACCACCACCCAGACCGTCACCGAGACCCTGACCGACGGCACCGAGACCCAGAAACAGGTCATCACCGAGGTCTACGACGACGTGGTGGACGGTGCCCTCGTGACCATCGAGCGGGTCAAGACCATCGCCGCAGACGGCACCGTGCAGGTAGCCGAGACCACCAAGAAATCCGCTGCAGACACCTTTGACGGCCTGTGGAAGGAGCTGCAGACCGAAGCAGATACCGGCGTGCTGGGCACCTTCGATGATCTGTACACCGCCGTCAAGAATCAGGACTGGCTGAGCATCGGCAAGTGGGTGGCAAGCACCATCTACGGCGGTCTGACTGCCGACCAGAAAAAGCAGGTCAATGATTTTGCCCTTGGCATCGTGACTAAGCTCAACAAAGCGCTGGGCGGTGCCCGCGATCAGCTGGTGCAGGGAGCTATCGACCTTGGCGGGCAGATCGTGAACGGCCTGACCGGCGGCTTCTCTGAGGTCTGGCAGCAGGCGCAGGGCCTCGGCTCCACCCTGATAGAGATCTTCGGCGGGCTAAAAACACCGCTGAGCAATGCGGCCCTTGCCATCAGTCAGGGCCTGAGCGGCGGTCTGCTGTCCAGCTTCCCCACCATTTTTGCGGGCGTGGCCACCATGGTAGGCACTATCGGCGCAGCGTTTGAGGGAATGCTGACCGCCATTTCTGCCGCGCTGAGCGCGACTGTTTTCGGCATCCCGATGGGCCTGATCGTGGCAGCGGCAGCGGTCGCGCTGGGCGTTGCCATTGCGGCCATCGTGGGCAGCATGGGCGGCTCCAAAAAGAACGTAAGCCACGGCGGCGGTTCCTCTGGCGGCGGTTCGTCCGGCTCCGGCGGCATGGGCAGCGTGGACATCACCACCGGCACCGGTAGTCTGGAAGATGCCATCAACGCCAACACCAAGGCGCTGGAAAAGACCAACTCTGCCCTTGCCGATATGATCCGGCAGGCGGGGGCGCTGGTGCTTTCCGACAACATGCGTCTGGGCAGCACCGTGGCTGCATCCGGCACAGCACAGGTGGTGTCCGCCGCCCGCAGCTACCACCGCGAGGGCGATACCACCATCAATCAGTACATCCAGAGCAAGCCTCAGACCGCCGCCGACCTTGCCCGCGAGACCCGCTGGGAAGCCGACAAGGCCAAGGCCCGCAAACGATGAAAGGAGGACACTGTGCTATTTAAGGACCATCTCAAAATCGTGACTGATGCCGGTGCCGTCCTGCATCTGGGCTGGGACTACGATGCCCCTTACGTTCTCGACCCGCTGAACGGGGTGGATGTGGACCTGCAGACCGCGCAGGGTGTCAATCAGATTGGCGACACCGTGGAGGGTCAGAGCGTCTCCGGCGTGTCCCGCACCCTCGATGTGGTGTTCTGGGGCGCGTATGCGCTGGACAATGCCCGGGCGTTCAGCAAAAAGCTGCCCTACTTCACCAAGGGCACCCTGTACTTTGGCGACCACTATTTCACCCGGTTCGTGCTGCAGAAAACGCCCTACTTTTCCAGCTACACGCCGCAGCCGCGCTGTTCGCTCATGCTCTACAGCGAAAAGCCCTTCTGGTACGACCTCAATGCCGTCAGCAGCGTGCTGGGCGGGTACGAAAAGGCGTTCCGCTTTCCTGTCTGCTACGACAGCCACATCTACGGCATCAAACGGGACGGCACGGCGGCAGTGCTGCGCAACGAGGGCAGCCTGCCGGTGCCCTTCACGGCCACCCTGCGGTGCGACATGCCGGTGACGCATCCCAAGGTGGTGGATCTGCAGACCGGGGCCTTCATCGGCTTTGACCTGACCCTGCAGCCGGACGAGACGCTGGAAATCTACCGCAGCACCTCTGACCGGCTGGCCTGCACCCTGACCCGGGCAGGCGTGACCGAGAACATCTTTGCAAAGCTGGACGAGGACAGCACCCTCACCGAGCTGCAGCCCGGCGATAACATGCTCTCCATGCAGGCCGAGAACGGCTCCGGCTACCTGCAGGCATCCGTGAGCTTTTACCCGATGGAGGCGGGCATCCTGCCCGAACCGCTATGAGAATAGACGTTTTGGACGCAGACACCCTTGCCCGCGTGGGCTGGGTGGACGTGTGGGTGTCCCTCTATTGGGACAGTCCCTATTACTCCGAGGGCAGCTTTACCCTTGAGGTGCGCCCCACCACCGAGAACCTGCAGCTTTTGCAGGAGGGCCGCTGGCTGGTGCGCAGCGACGAGAACCCCCGCATCCCCATGCGCATCTGCGCCCGCGCCAACCAGAACGAGGACGCGAACCTTGTGGTGTCCGGCTACCCGGCAACATGGCTGCTGACAAAGCGCGTCTCTGCTGTGACGGTGAAGAACCAGAACGCCGAAGCCGCCATGCGCAGCCTTGTGAGCGCCGCAAAGCCGTGGCCCCGTTTGGAGCTGGGCACCGAGTACGGCTTTGACACCACCTTTGAAAAGCAGACCTCCGGCGGCAGCATTTTCGACTACTGCCAGACCATCGGGCAGGCCTGTGATCTGGGGTTCCGCATCGTGCTGGACGGCAAGGGCAGCAAGAAAAAGCTGCTCTTCGAGTGCTTCCGGCCCACCTTCGACCCAAACCGCCGCTACAGCCCCCAGTGGGGCAATCTGCTGAATTCCGGGTGGAGCTTTTCCGATACCGATTACGCCAACGTGGCCCTTGTGCAGGGCGCTGGCGAAGGTGACGAGCGCGCCACCGTCTGGGTGGGCGATGTAAACGCCACCGGCGCTGATCGGCGAGAGCTGTACATCGATGCCCGGGACGTGCAGCCGGAGGACGGCGAGACCAGCACCAGCCAGAGCTATCTGGCAAAGCTGGCTGACCGGGGCGGCGAAAAGCTTCTGGCCCAGCTGCGCACCGGAAGTATCGAGTTTGACGTGGACGACGACACCCTGCAGGTGGGCGACGTGTTGAGCGCCAGCCTGCCCCAGCTGGGCTACACTGCCATGGTGCGCGTGGCCGACATCATCACCCAGAGCGAGGACAGCGGCACCACCCGCACCATCCGGCTGGGCACGCCCACCTGGCACAAGACTTAGGAGGACTTTATGGCTGATATCATTACTTACCCCGAAAACGGCATTACCTACGATGCCGACGACGCTTCGGGCTACCTCGCCACCCGCCTGAGCGGCGTGTACAGCGCCGAGGAGGATTTCTCCGTCACGGCACAGGGCGGCCTGAGCGTGCAGGTGAGCGCCGGTCAGGCATGGGTGCGCCCGGCGCGGTTCAAGGGCCGCAGCATCATCATGGAGCAGCCCACCACCGTGGTGCTCACCGAAGCGGACCCTGTACGCAGCCGCATTGACCGCATCGTGCTGCGCTACGATGCCGCCGCCAAAAAGACCAGCCTGCAGGTGCTGGAAGGTGTCCCGAATTCTGCCGGGCCTGCTGCCCCGGCCATCACCCGCACCGAGCTGATCTACGACCTCTGCCTTGCCGAGATCAAGCGCCCTGCAGGCTCCACCGCCGTTACCGCCGCCGACATCTACGACACGCGCGCAGATGAGACCGTCTGCGGCGTGATGCGGGATGGTGTGCATGGCATCCCCACCGGCACGCTGGTGCAGCAGTGGAAGGCCGTGATCGAATCCATGAGGGGTGGCAGCTTTTACACCCGTGCCGAGGTGGATGCGCTGTTGAAAAGCTTGAAAAGCGTGGATCCTTTTCCCGTGGGCAGCATCTACCAGAGCACCGCACGTACAAGCCCTGCCGCACTGTTCGGCGGTACATGGCAGGAGATTGCGCAGAACCGGGTACTGATGGGTGCTGGCAGCGGCCACGCAGCGGGCACCACCGTGGAGGCCGGACTGCCGAACATCACAGGCTCTTTTGTCGCGGATGTAAAAAAGGGTGAACATAAGGTATCCGGCGCATTCACTGCCGGCAGCGCGATCGCAACTACGGGCGAATACAATAACTTTTCTGATGTATATAAGTTCAGTCTGGATGCGTCCAAGTCTA